TGATATTCGTGAGACTGAAACGCTTCATAAAGAACACGCACAGATAACCCAGAAAGGCTCTCAATGGGTAATTAATTTGTCATCATCCGTGCGGCCTATAATGACCTACTTATTATTTCTGGAGTTTATCGTTCTCACTTTCTTGCTGGCGTTTGGGTACATCGACAACGCTATGTATGAAATGGTTTGGAATGAGCCGATTCAGAGTGTGTGGGCTGCGGTGATCTGCTTCTGGTTTGGGCAGCGCAGTTTCAATAGAAAATGAGCTACCTTGACGACATTGTAGAAAAACACGCCCCAAAAGCGTGGGACGGCCACATTAATGAGGCTGGATTGGAAATCGTGCGTATATTTGAATCATGGGTTCCAACGCCGTATCGTTGCCCAGCGGGACGCTGGACGATTGGTTACGGAGCCACATGGGATATGGAGGGAAATCCTGTTGGCCCTGACCACCCCGCTCTTACTAAGGACGAGGGTGAGCTTCTCTTGCGAAAAGAAATCGCGCACGTTGAGAAAGGAATTAGAAGACTTATCAAAGCGGAATTAACTGAGAATATGTTTTCCGCGCTGTGCAGTTTTGCTTTCAACGTAGGCACGGGTAATCTGCAAAGATCGACTCTCCGCATGAAGTTAAATCGGGGTCAGTATGAGGACGCGGCTGACGAGTTTCCAAAATGGAGAAAGGCTGGCGGCAGAATCCTCAAAGGATTGGTTCGCCGCCGTGCTTCTGAGCGACAGCTTTTCCTGCGTGAATAATTTTAAAAAAATAATCCTGGTGATCCCGACAGGATTTGAACCTGTGACCCTCAAATTAGGAATTTGATGCTCTATCCAACTGAGCTACGGGACCGACCCCGGGATTATTTGTTAGTCTAACAAATATCTAACAAACAGTCTTTGCATATCTTTTACTTTCCTAACCTATCTTAACCTGCTATTACCCATCAGTAACTAGTGAAAACTAGTGTTTTGGCTAAGTTATTGATTTATATGCAGGTTATATGCTGGCCTTTTTAGTTTCCTAATCCTAGGGCCAACATTGCGACCAGCTCGTAAAAAAACATTATAAATCAGTAACTTAGCCGCTCCTTCGGGGGCGGCTTTTTTTGCGTTTTAGGGGCTGATTAACAAATGTCTAACAAGTATCTACAAAATAAATCAGTAACAAAATAATCTTATGGTCATTTTATTATTGCAATGCACATTATATTGTCATAATGTTTAATCGTGGTCAGGGAGATCACGCCACAAATTAGGAGAGAGAACATGAACATAAACACAAAACAAATTATGAGCTTGCTCAACATTAGCCAAAAAAATGCAGAGTGTGTGCAAGATGAAATGGCTATCAACGGCGTAGACTTTTCAGAATGTACGCAGGCTAAGTTTGCTAAAGAAGCAAAAATGGCCTGGGAAGAAATACAGAGGGGGGAGTGAGATGCAAAAAATTAAAAAATCATTGACGTTAAAAAAGGCAGCAGACCATCGCTATCGGGTGGTGAAAGCCGTGAACATCATTGAACCTTCCGTCCGATCAAAACTCAAGAGTTCAGAAGTCCAAGCTCTAATCGACAGCGGTGTCGAGGTTATTATTCAAGGAGGAAAAATCTAATCCCCCGTCCCATTAAGCTAAACGCTCCCCAACGGCCCTGGTCTCCAAGAGATGGCAGGGCTTTCGGGGTGAGAACAACCAGGGAGAGAGAAAATGACTAAAATTAGACCAATCGTAAAAGCCGCATTCAAAGTCGATGAACTTCTCTATCAGTTTTACGACATCGACATTCCAGATGGTTACTTAGAAACAGCGTCAATCGAAGAAGTTAATGAAAAATACAACGACTCTTATTTAGTGGGCGAGGCAAAGAACCGGCTTTCGATAGTTCAAGATCAACTAGACTGCATTTCTAAAGAAGGTTCGCCCAAAGATTGGAAAATTTTTAATCGTGACAAGCGTCAACTTACCTCGTTCATCAACAAGTGGGGGGAGTGATGACTAAGCACACGCAAGGCGAATGGTGGGTTGATGAGTTCAATAGAGTCCGTTCATGTGACTCAGACGGGTTTATCGCGCATATGAGCGACGGCGATTTTCCAGATCACCGTGAGTTTGATGAGAACACACAAGCGGCAAATGCAAGATTGATTGCCGCCGCGCCTCAAATGCTAGAGGCGTTGGAAAATGCAGTTTGTGGTGATCGCATTAAAGATGACGTTTGGGAAAAAATGATTGCCGCAATTTCTAAAGCAAGGGGCCAGCAATGATAATCAGAGAAGTCTTTGACGATCAAAACCGTCTGCTGCGTTTGACAGCAGACACCCGACCGCACGGCGGTCAGAAGTCAATCCCAAGGTGTGACGGTTGCCGTTGCACCAAAGGGAAAGTGAAACAATCTTGTGCAGCCATGAAGGCCGCGCAAAATCATTTGGCAGACGTTGGCGAGACGATCAGGAAATCGGAGACATATATAAACCCGAAAACCTCGCCGCGTTTTTATTGTTTTAATGATGTCGATCTGAGCCAGCCGGTAAGCTGTTGCCTCGTCCATCAGTATGAACAATATCAGGCCAAGATGGTCGGCATTGGTGAGCTTTTAAATCGCTCCAGGTATGAAAAGATCTTGGCACTCAAACAAATTGCAGAAGTGCAGACGGCTAACGGTCAGATCGGCAATATTAGAATTGGCGAGATTACGATAGCGCAAATTCAAAACGACATCGTGCCGTGGCTCTGGACAGATCGGGCTAAAGTATCCTCACAGAAGAAATACAATTTTTTCAAGGGTGCGCTCGAATGGGCCATGTCTTCTGAATTAATGCCTTCTGCATTATTGCTTAAACTGAAGACAATTAAGAAGCCGAAAAAAACTGACGTTGAAAAACGCCATGTTCGTATTTCAGCGACGGCGATTGAAAAGGTTATCAAAGCGGCTACCCCGTTTTATGCGTTGCTGTTCAAGTTTCAAAGTCGTACCGGCGCAAGACCGAATGAGACAACCGTGCTGCAATGGTCTGACTTTGATTTTGATGCCAGCCGCGTTTATATTCAGCGTGCCATGAACGCAGACGGCGTAATCTCAACGCCGAAGACAGACCAAGGCATCAGGGCTATTGAGCTTGATGATGAACTGGTGCAGGCATTAAAGGCGTGGCGGCTCAAGCAGCCGCTGGAGCAGCGAGGCAACAATCTGGTCTTTCCTACCCGTGTCGGCACTGTCCAACTGATAAACAATTGGAATAAGCGCGGCCTTGCTCCAGCAGTGAACCGGGCTGGCGTGGAGCGGTTCACTTTATATGGCTTCCGGCACTTTTACGCATCTGTCTTATTATATGACCTGAACCTGTCAGACCGCAAAATAATGCAAATGATGGGGCATACGGAGATTGATACCACGATCAGGAATTACGGTCACTGGTTTGAAGACCGCAAGGATCGGGATAACGATGTGCGTGAGCAGCTAAACCAAGTTTTTAAAAGTGCGTGACAAAAGTAGTATTTAACATAAGAGAGTCATTTCAATGCAATTACATAGAGAGGTCGCAATCGGGCTAATAGCGGATTGCATCATTGGGGATATGAGAAAAAACAGAATTAAAATCTTGCTGGCAGAGCATGAAATTTCTGCCAAGGATTTAGCTGACCAGATTGGCAGGCAGGCACAGACGCTGCGGCGTTATGTGCGGCATGAGGCTGAACCTAAACTGGAAGTGGCTGAAGCTATCGCAGAGGCACTGGGCTGCACGGTTGATGAAGTTCTGGGCGTTGAAGGCGTTAGCTCTAGCAAGCCTAGTGATAGCCGAATGCTGCCGGTCTATGGTGCAGCACAAGGCGGCGTGGGCTTTGACATCACTGACGTTAGGGAACCGATTGATAGTATCGAAGCCCCACCATATCTACAAAATAGCGTTGATGCTTATGCCGTATATGTGGCCGGTGATAGTATGGCTCCACGGTTCAATCCGGGCGAGATTGTTTTTGTTCATCCCGGCAAACCATTTAAGGCGAATGATTCGGTTATTGTTCAATTTGAGGATGATAAAGCCGACCATGCGATCATAAAAACCTATAAAAAAATGGACGATAAGAAAATATTTTTATCGCAGTTTAATCCCGATAAAAACCTTAGTTACCAACGCTCTCAGGTAAAATGCGTTCACAAGATTATCGGCGTATTTATATAAAACGATAATTTTCTTATTGATTTGTTAATCCATGTTGGGTTATCAAGGGTCAACATTGACCTTGGAGAGCCAACATGGGTTACGTCAAACTTTTCACTGAATTTGTAGGCATCTGGATTTTTCTGGGCGCAATTTATTTCGCTGTCCATTTAGCCTGCCTTCTCAACGACCGCTGCTACGCCTCAATGGTGATGCAATGAGCCAAGCGGCATTGCTCACCGTTGACGAAGCTGTGACCGAAATCTTTTCAGAGTTCAGCACCAGCAACCGCAAGCGGCTCTATGCGCTGATTAAGGCAGGTGAGATTGAAACGATCCGGCTGAATGAAAACGGACGGTATTTCATACCCCGTCGCGCCATCAAGGATTTGCGAGGCGACGATGAGTGAAATCTGCGGCCTCTGTCACGGCAACCAGTTCATCACCAATCCTGATTGGACAACGGAATCATGCCCGGTCTGCGTGACTACGCCGAAGAATATCCGCAGCCAAATACTTTCCAGAGCAAGCGACATCATTAACGGCGACCGTGAGGACACATACGGAACGCCACAACAGAATTTTGCCTGCGTCGCCAAAATCTGGAGCGCGATTTTAGGCATGGAGATTTCCCCGGCTCAAGTCTGTCTCTGCATGGTTGGCGTAAAGCTGGGCCGCGCAGCAACCGGCAAAATTGACCATCAAGACAATTACACCGACATGGCAGGGTTTGCCGGTTTAGGAGCAGAGGTTTCTAAAAATGATCTGTCCTGAGTGCGACGGCCTTGGAACAGTCGAGCGGCTTAACTGGCATGGTTTCTATGAAACGCCTTGCACAAATTGTTACGACGGCTTGGGAGAGGTCAACGATGATGAGGTGGATGATGAGTAGTCGTAACAAAAAGCGCGGCTATGAACTGGAAGCCGAAACCGTAAAGCATTGGCAAGGGCTGGGCGTTGACTGTGAGCGAGTCTTTGCATCTGGCGCATACAAGCAGCTTGGTGATGAGTTTGCGGGGGATCTGATGCTCTCAGGTTTTACCGTGGAATGTAAGCGGAAGAAATCGGGCTTCAAATTCCTATACGACAGCCTCGCGCAAGATGACGCTGACTTTCTAGTTGTACGCCAAGACCGCGCAGAGCGGCTTTACATTATGAGTGAAGAAACAATGGAAACGCTTTTCAGACAAGCAGGGATTTTGAAATGAAACTGAATTATGACGATGCCGTTGCCATCAAACGTGAGCTACGGAACTGCACAAGAATTTTAGGCAACCCCGAAAAGTTTTCGCCAAGTCTTTTAAAGCTGGCGTGGCAGGCAAACAGATCAGCTAAAAGATGGCACGGCATTCACGCTCACCCGCGTTCGTTTCAGGAAACGTGTGCGGCGTATGAGAACGTGGTTCCGTTTCCGCAGCCGACGCGGCGGGTGGAAGTGTAAATGATTCAGATTGGCGACTGCACTCTCTATCAAGGCGACTGCCTTGAGATCATGTCAACGCTTGGCAAGGTCGATGCTGTGGTGACTGATCCGCCTTATAAAGTTACAAGCGGCGGGTTTGGAAATTTAGAAGGTGGATTTTCAGGATGGATCAAAGACTCTTACGATAATAAAGGCTCAATCGTCTCCTGTGATTTAGATTGGATTGATTGGCTCCCTGCTGCTTTTAAAATATGCGCTGATAAAGCGCATTGTTATGTTTTCACCAATGACCGCAATTTACCTCAAGCGTGGGATGCCGCTAAAAAATCGGGTTTCGTTTTTCACCGCCTTTTAACTTGGAACAAAAAAACCGCGTTGCCGAATCGCTGGTATATCCAAAATTGCGAGTTTGTGCTTTTTATGCGGCGGGGTAAGGCGTTTCCGATTCAAAAGTGCGGGTCAATGGCTTTACAGACTGTTTTTCAGAAAGATGAATCGGCACACCCTACAGAAAAACCCGTCGAGTTAATTCGATTATATATAGAAAACTCAACGCAATCAGGCGGGACTGTATTTGATCCTTTCATGGGTAGCGGCACAACTGGAGTCGCTTGCGCCAAGCTAGGCCGCAAGTTTGTCGGCATAGAGTTAGAGCCGAAGTATTTTGACATCGCCTGTCAGCGGATTGAGGACGCTTACAAGCAACCTGATTTATTTGTGGAGCCACCTGCAAAGGCTGTGCAAGGGGGGCTGGATTTATGAGCCAGACCCGCATTATGTCGTTTGTTGAAGCCAACGCCAACGCCGTGATTGGCCTGATTGTTTCTTGGCTGTTCACCTATTTTGCGCTGCCGCTGTTTGGCTTGGAGCCAAGTGCAGGCGAGGCGGTCGTCATAACCTTTTGTTACTTCATTTTGAGCGTTGGGCGCGGGTACGTCATCCGGCGGTTTTTTAATAAGGGTGCAGCATGAACGGCTTTGAGAAGCACGGCATCAAACACTTATCCAATTCATCAATTAGTCTATGGGAAAGCAACCCGGCGCAGTGGGTGGAAGTGTAAAAGTGAATGAAGAAATCACCGTCCTCGACCTGTTCAGCGGCATCGGAGGGTTCAGCCTTGGACTTGAACGAGCTGGACCTTTTCAGACCGTTGCCTTCTGTGAACAGAACAGATTCTGTCAGCGTGTCCTCAAAAAGCACTGGCCCGAAGTCCCAATCTTTGAAGATGTCAGGACGCTAGAGTTCCATGGAACAGTTGACGTTATTACCTCCGGCGACCCCTGCCAGCGAGACAGCAGAGCCAACGCAAACCGTGACGGCGAAAGTATGTGGCCCTACGCCTTCCGACAAATCAGAAGGCACAGACCTCTTTACGTTATTCGAGAAAATGTTCCTGGAAACATCGAGACAGGAACCCTTAAACAGGTTGAAGGTGACCTTGTCGCAGAAGGTTACAAAGTGCGGTCTTACATTATACCAGCTTCAGCCATCGGTGCCGCTCACGATAGATCCAGGACGTGGACGCTGGCCTACGCCAGTTTCGCAGGACGCAAAAAACTCAACCATGCCGCCAAGTCAGGCCAAGAGAAACGATGGAAGCATTCCATGCTTGCTCTCAAGAATGGGGTTTGCTGGATGGGTTCTCAATCCCCAATTTTACGAAGAATTGATGATGTTCCCGACCGATTGGACAGAATTAGAGCGTTGGGAAACAGCGTCTATGTCCCAATCGTTGAACAAATCGGACGGGCAATCCTTAAAGGACACAGATAAATGAACGGCTTTGAAAAGCACGGCATCAAACATCTATCCAATTCATCGATCAGCTTGTGGGAAGCCAACCCCGCGCAGTGGGTGATGAGTTACCTATTAAAAGAGAAGCGGCAAACGGGGCCAGCTATG